AAGGCACCGACTCAAGGTTTGCTCTATACCGCGAACCGCGCAATCGGTACAGCAATCAAACTTCAACAATCCGCAGACCGTTTTGCTGTCAACGAGATCGCTGCCGGTTGGTTGCAACAGACCGACGCATCTGAACCAATGGCAGCAGAGGACCTGTCCGAACTTGCAGCTGCTTGGCGTAACGCTCGACAAGTTGGCGCAATCGGCGCACTTAACAGCGTCGTCACATTCAAAGAGTTTTCCAGTGACCCGAACAAACTGCAACTGGTTGAGTCGCGTCAATTCCAAGCGTTAGAACTGTCTCGGGCCACTGGAGTTCCCGCATACCTTCTCGGTATTGGTGTTCAGGGCTACACATACCAGAACGCACAACAAGCACGACAGGATCTTTACTTGTTCGGCACCAAACAATACTTAGACGCAATCGAGCAGACTCTAAGCATGAACCAACTTTTGCCGCGTGGACGCTATGTCAAGTTTGATGTTTCCGACTATGTGTACGAAAACGATTTAGGGAATGTTGAGCGTGAACCCGCTTACAATTCTGGAAACCGCGAGGAAGAATACTCATGATTCGACTTACAGCTCAACACATCACACTTGACGCATCAGCCGATGGCGAACCATCGCGTCAGATCACAGGCCTTGCCGTCCCTTGGAATGTCAAAGCGACTTTGAGTGGTGGCGAAAGTGTGGTCTTTCTTGAAGGCTCACTTCCTGAAGATGGCCCAATGCCAAAGCTCTTGGAATACCACGACGAGACTCGAGTTATCGGTCGCGTCACAGAACGAGTGTCAACTGCAGAAGGCATGATGTTCGTCGCCAAGTTGAGCGCGACTAGAGCTGCCGATGATGCTCTCGCACTGCTCGCCGATGGTGCGCTTGACAGCGTTTCTGTGGGCGCAGTGCCAACCAAGTTCAAGCGTCTCGCAGACGGCACTTTAGAGGTGTCTGAGGCAAGATTCTTGGAACTGTCGGTCGTCACGACTCCGGCATACACCGAGGCGCAAATATTTTCAGTCGCAGCCTCTTCACCTGAAGAGGAAGCCACCGACGAAGAAGAAGTAATACCCAACCCAACCCCAACATCCGAGGAGGATGAAATGTCAGAATCTACAACCGTTGAAGCCGCTGTCGCGACTCAGCCCATCTACGCAACCGCTGTCAAGCGTGACGCAAAACTGCCGACCGCTGTCGAATACTTGAGTGCTGCCATTGCTGGCGGAACCGCTTGGGAACGCATGCACGAAGCACTACGCGCTGCAGCTCCCGATGTTGTCACCAGCGACACGCCCGGTGTGCTCCCCACCCCAATCCTTGGGCCCGTCTATAACAACTTTGTCGGTCGCCGTCCAGTCGTTGACGCAGTTGGTGCAAAATCCATGCCCGGTGGAGGCAAGGTGTTCATTCGCCCTGAGGTCACAACCAACACGACCATTGGTGCAAGCCTCGCAGAAATGACGAACCAGTCAGGCACTTTTGTCGTGTCCTCAAATCAAGTCACCAAGCAGATTTTCGGTGGCTATGTAAACATTTCCGAAGCCGATTTGGACTGGACTGACCCTGCGATCTTGTCAATTTTGCTTGATGACATGGGCCGAATCTACGCAAACGCCACGGACAATTACGCAGCCGATACCCTTCGTGCAGGCGCATCAGTCACCCGCAACTTCGTTGCAGCTGATCTCGTTGATCCAAAGTCATGGTCGGAATGGGTAGCAGGATCTGCCGCGACAATCTTGTCATCGTCAAACGGCAACTTGCCAACCCACATTTTCGTATCGCCTGACATTTGGGGCAATCTCCTCGGTCTTTCCGATACGGCAGATCGTCCGTTGTTCCCGCAGGTCGGCCCAATGAACGCATACGGCAATCTTGCACCCGGACAGTACAACGGAAACGCTTTCGGGCTGTCCGTTGTAGTTGACCGCAACTTCGCCGCTGCAACTTTGATTGCTGGCGACGCATCAGGCTACGAACTGTTTGAACAGCAGAAGGGCGCAATTTCGTTGGACAACCCGTCCACCTTGAGCCGCACCGTTGCGTTCCGTGGCTACTTCGCCGCTTTGATGATTGACAGCACCAAGTTCGTCCGCGCTGCTTTCGTCTGATCCGACTGACTAAGAGAGAGATCTGAACGATGCCAACATTTACAGTTACGCACCACCAGCGTCGCGACAATGTTGCCGTCGTTCAGACTCTCGAGTCAACCGACATTGCTGTCGGACAATCAATCACACTCTCAGGCCTCGGACACCTTCTCAACGGCACGCACATCGTGTTTGCCGTACCGACTTACTTGTTCACTGGTGTTGACGAAGCAGGCGACTATTTGTACGACTTTGATGTCGTTATTCCGAACCAGTTGCTCTTTCAAGATGCCGGCGACGACCTTGAGCGTTCAGCTGCAGATCCTGTCGGCTCGCTCGTCTGGACACAGAGCTGCACTTGGATAAATGTTGCAGATCTGACCGAGTTTCTCGGCATCAGTGGAGCGACCGCCAATGACACAGCTTTCATGACTTCATCAGTTAACGCTTCAAATGCGTGGTCATTTCGACGCAGGGTTCAAGCGGGATACCATGATTCACTGACCAGCGTCCCTGATGCTGCCTGCAAAGCTGGAGTCGTGCTCATGGCTGCAAGTCTGTACCGTGAAAGAGGAAGCATAGATTCCTTCGCCAGTTTCCAAGACATGAGCATCAGCGCACCTGTCGCATCAATGGGCCGAATCAATCAGCTCCTCGGCATCAAGAGATCGCAAGTGGCATGAGATGGCAGGCATTTTCACAGACGCGATTGATGCTGTCTCGGCGACGATCACAGCTCTCGGCCTTAAGCCGGTCACTGATCCTCGGAACGCTCGACCTCTTACTGTATTCATTGAGCTTCCTGTTTTCACTGCGTTCAATAACCAAACGGCGGACATCACGATTGATCTCCGAGTGTTGGGTTCGCCACCCGGCAACCAAGACACTACGGACTACATACTCGGAGTCGTTGACACGCTCATGAACTCTTCTCTCGCAGTTGTATCTGGACGGCCTACAGTCGCTCAAATCGGATCGCAAGATCTTCCTGCATACGACCTCACAATTAGAATCGGCTCAAGCCGCAGATAAAGGACAAACAATGCCCACAACATATTTATCAAACCCAACAGTAAACGTGACAAGCCCGTCGGCAATCGCGCTCACTTCAAACTGCAGTGCAGCGGTGCTCACTTTGACTGCGGAGGCTTTGGAAAACACGAGCTTCGGTCAGACATCACGCACCTTCACGGCAGGCCTCTTCAGTAATGAATTGACCTTAACCTTGTTTCAAGGTTACGGAACGAACGAAGTAGAGACCTACTTGAACAGTTTGTTCGGTGTTGCTTCAACGATCGTTGTCAGCCCGTCTGGAACAACTGAGTCAGCTTCGAATCCTGAGTACACGCTGACTGGTTGTTACCTTGAGACCGTGACACCGATTAATGCGACCGTGGGTGAGCTCTCAGTTGTTGAGGCCGTTTTCAAGGGTGGAACCTACGGACGAGACATCGTCACCCCATAATCCAGTAATCCGATCCCGACTAAGGAGAACACATGAAACTCACTCTCAGAGTGAAATTGTACGAAGGCGAAACCTACGAAGTGATCACGAACCTTTTCGTGATCGTTTCGTGGGAACGCAAGATGAAACGACGAGCTTCAGACTTGTCAAACGGAATCGGCATGGAAGATCTTGCATACATGGCCTACGAAGCCAGTAAGCAACAAGGCCACCCCGTACCTGTCTCGTTTGACGAGTTCATCAAGAAGCTCGAAGATCTTGAAGTCGTGGATACTGCAACCGCAGTCCCTACGCAGGAGGCCACCGGAAGCAACTAGCAGAGCTGCTTGTTGCGACTGGATTCTGGCCTCCGAACATAACATTCGAACAAGATGATCTGGCGACTTGCGTCCAGATAATCAACGAGCAGAGACGAAAACAATAATGGCAGCAGATGTGAGACTTGATACTTACGGTCTGCAAGACGCATTGAAAAAAATGCAAAAGCTTGATCCTGCGATGCGTCGGACATTATTGAACGACACAAAAGAAGCTGCGAAGCCTCTCGTTGACGCAATCAACGCTCGAGTACCACAGTCACCACCTTTGAGCGGTATGGCTCACAATGGTCGGACAGGATGGTCCGGTGTCAAGAAAGTCCAGATCTCTCTGAACACTCGCAAGCCTCGCAAGGGATCTGTCACCGACGGAGCTGAACAGATCGCAGTTGTTCGTGTTGTCACTAAGGGCGCACCTGTCGCAATCACGGACATGGCTGGCAAAGCTGGCGGAACGAAGTCGCGCCGAGAACCCAAGTATCGCCGACCTAACTTTGCAAGCGCGCTGAATCGTATCGGTTCACCTTCTCGTTACATGTGGAAAGATGTTGAGTCAATGGCTGGAGACGCTCAAAAAGCGTTACAGCCAATCATTGACCAGTTTATGCGTGATGCGGAAAAGGCGTTGAAATAATGGCAATTAACCTCCCGATCATTTCAGAGTGGAATCCGAAAGGCATTGACAAGGCGATTGCCGACTTCAAGAAGCTGGAAACCAACGGACAGAAGGCAGCGTTCGCGATCAAGAAGGCTGCAGTCCCTGCAGGCCTTGCTCTTGCAGCTCTTGGTGCTGTCGCGTTTGATGCTGTCAAAGCGTTCGCCGAAGATGATGCTGCAGCTCAAAAACTCGCCACCACATTACGAAACACCACAGGAGCAACAGACGCTCAAGTCGCAGCAGTTGAGGACTTCATCACTGAAACTTCCAAAGCAGCAGCAGTTGCTGATGACGAACTTAGGCCCGCACTTGACAAACTTGTTCGAGGCACTGGTGATGTAACAAAAGCACAAAAACTTCTTAGCCTTGCACTTGATGTTTCTGCCGGTACTGGCAAGGATCTTGGATCAGTCTCCGACGCGTTGAGCAAAGCTTTCAATGGCAACCTTGGCCCGCTACGAAAACTTGATCCAGCACTTGCCGACCTAATTAAGAGTGGCGCATCAGTTGACGAAGTATTCCAAGCCATGAGCGAGACCTTTGCAGGCCAAGCGGATACTGCAGCGAACACGACCCAAGGCAAAATGAAAAACCTTGGAATCCAGATGGGCGAACTTAAAGAGTCCATTGGTCAAGCCGTTTTGCCACTTGTTGAAAAAATGCTTCCAGCACTGCAAGCGTTTTCAACTTGGGCCCAAAACAACAAGAACCTCATTGTCACTCTTGGCGTGGTTATTGGCAGTATTGCTACAGCGATCATCGCCACAAACGCAGCCCTTGCGCTTTACAACACCATCCAAGCAGTGACCGCAGCACTCAACACTGCACTTACAGCAACATTCTCTGCTCTTTGGGTTGCTACTGGTGCAGTCGTGATCCTCGCGATCATCGCAGCTCTTGTCGCGCTCCAAGTCAAGTTTGACATCTTTGGAAAAGCCATTGACGGAATTAGAACAGGTTTTTTGATTTGGTGGGGTGTCGTTCAGTATGTGTTTGGCGCAATCAAGTTAGGTTTTGCCGAATTAGCAGATCTTGGCAAAGCAATCTTTGACGGCATCGGTGGAGCGTTCAAGGGAGTAATAAACGCTGTTATTTCTAACCTTGAACGAGGTTTAAACGCTGCTATTAAAGGCTTGAACATTATTCTTGACGGCATTGACTCTGCAGCTGGCCCTTGGATTAACTTTGGTTCAATACCAGAAGTAAGTTTGCCTCGATTAGCTGAAGGTGGCATCGTGACAGGCCCAACGATTGCCATGATCGGTGAAGGCCGTGAACCTGAGGCCGTGATCCCGTTGTCAAAGTTGGGCAGTATGGGTGTCGGCGGTGGCGGTGCCAACATCACGGTCAATGTCAACGGTGGCGACCCGAACAGC